AACCTATGCCAGAGGGTGAGAGGATTAGTTCTCAAAATCCTCTGGCATTTTCTTTATAACTCCCATGCCAACTCTGCAACTAGACATTCTCGTAGTTCCAACATACAACACGCTAACGCTTGCTGTTGCTGATGCTTCTACATATCCAACTACACCACCAAATGTTACATCTCCATCTATTGAGATAAATGTTCCTAACTTTGGCATAGTTAATATTCCATTTGTTGTTAATTCGTTGAATGTATTCACAAGTGTTAACTTAGGAATTTCAACAGTTACTAACGACCCACTTCCTGATGGCATCTACTATCTAAAGTATTCAGTGGCTCCAGCAAACGTAAACTTTGTTGAAAGGACCATCATGCGTGTAGAGAGACTTCAAGAGAAGTTTGATGGAGCATTCATGAGACTTGACATGATGGAGTGTGATAGAGCAATTAAAACACAATCTAAGGTGGAGCTTACAACTATATCATTCTTTATTAACGGGGCTATAGCAGCTGCAAATAATTGTGCTACAGTTGAAGCAAATAGATTGTATCTTCAAGCTGACAAAATGCTGAACAATTTCTTAAGAAACAACTGTGGATGTTCAGGAAATAATTACGCAACAGTAACAACCTATTATTAATATGGCAAAGTGTTCAAGATGTGGAGCAAGTGTTGGGTGTGGATGCAATCTGAAAAATGGATTGTGTGCATTTTGTGCACAGAAGAAAAAAGATGAAATCACAGTTGTTCCACCATCAGATAAAAACTAAAAGATATGTTACAACCTAGATTAACATCTTGTCCTGAATGTGTTGATATTCCAACATTGTTAGGTGATATTGAATGCAAGATTACAGAAGTTGCAAAGAATCTTTACAACAACACTGTGTTTGCATTGAATATGCCTGTTCCATTTACAACATTGATAGATCTTCTAAACTATAGAAGGATCTTGACATATAAGTATTGTAACCCAGATTACGCTAGTCAATTTAGCGTATGTCAAATAGCTAGTAAAGTAAAACTTCTAAAATATAAATAAATGAGCTGCTCTAATTGCTTTAACGGATGCACAGAAATCATATCTGATCAGTGCGTAAGATATACAGGATTTAATATTCCTGCTCTTGGTATTTCAAATGGTGATACTCTTGCCCATGTTGAATTACAAATTTCAACATTCATAATAGATTTGTCTACAGGTAATGGGATTATTCCTGTTATCAATCCAGCTGATCTCTGCTCATTGGTGAGTGGGTTTCTTCCAGTGTCTGGTGACATTACACTTAATGATGTTATATCAGCATTGATTCGATCAATTTGCGCTTTAAAAACCAGTGTTACAGCAATTGAATCAACACTCACCACCCTTAATGCCAATTACACAATTGGATGTCTTACAGGTGTAACATCATCGTCTGATACACATGACATTCTTCAAGCAGCTATTAACAAGCTTTGTTCAACAGCTACTGATCTAACAGCACTAACACTTAATGTTACAACCAATTATGTTGAGCTGGCTGATTTGAATACGCTTATTCAAGCCTATTTGAATAGCATTGCTCCATCCAATTTGTACAAGAACAACATGGTACCATATATTGCTTATGAATACTATGGTCCTATTACAGGTTTTGATATTACAGGAGCAGGTTCTGGACAATTTATAGATGTGTTCTTGTGTAATGGTAGCAATGGTACACCAGATAAGAGAGGACGTGTTGCTGTAGGAACTACAGATGGTAGTATGGCTGGCTCAATTCCAATGAGTTCAATAGTTAATCCATCCACAGCAGGTAATCCAAGCTATTCACTATTTGGTGTAGCAGGTTTGAACAATGTAACCTTATCAGCTACTCAAATCCCTTCTCACACGCACACAGCTACAGCTACATCAACAGCTACTCCTCACAGTCACTTCATTGCTAAGAGTGGTGCTAACATTGGTGATTTGACAAGTACAAGTCCTCTTGACACTTTATTTGATGCAGGTAGTAATTATTCTTATAATCTTAAAAGTACGGCAGGAACTGCTGATCTAGGGCCAACTAACAATGCAACAGTAAATGTTACAACTAGTGTAGTTGTTGATGTAACAGGTGGTGGACTATCTCATAATAACATCCAACCTACAATTGGTGCGTATTACATCATGTATATCCCATAAAACTATGCCATTCAATACTAATTGCCCAGGATGCGGATCTTTAGGTCCATGTGGTTGCAGCGGTGATCATTGTAATTTTGTATCTTCTGAAAATGTTAAATATGTAGGTCCAAACCTGGCAGGAACAGGAATACAAAGCTGTGATGATCTCACAGTTGCATTACAGAAGATTGACAATGCAATTGCTCTTATAGAAGCACAGATTTCTCCAACACCACCTACAACTACCACAACTAGTACATCAGGTGCTCCAACTACTAGTACAACTAGTACAACAACTACAGGACCTGGATATTATGCTTGGTATTTAGGAGGACTGGCAAATATTGCAAATCCATGCACAGCAGCCATACTTCTACCTATATTGTATACATCTGTTCCTGTACTAGCAAATGGTGTAGTTTTATATACTAACACTGGTTTAACAACTACTTATAGTGGGTATATTTACATAACCAACTTGAGTACTAAGTGGACAGTATCAAGTGGAGGTGTGCTGAGTGCAGCAACTTCTTGCTAACTATTAAATCAAAAAGTGCATGTTCATATACATAACTCTTACATCAGCTGGAGCAGATTCAGGACCGTTCAACCTTTATTCAAATGTTGATGGGTATGTATCAGCATTTGCTACAAATGTTCCTAAAGCAACTTTATTAGCAGGATATGCTGTAACTGCTCCAGCTGGTACAACCACTGTAAGAATATTGAGTGATGGAGTGTGCACAAACTTTATTGACGTAATTGTAAGCACTACAACCACAACTACCACTACGAGTGAACCATTATAAACTAAATTCAAATAAACTCTACTTTATTGGTTTTGTAGGTTTTCTCCCAGACATTAAATGTCTGGGAGTTTTTATTTGGAAAAATGATTAAATTTGAGTAGATATAACTCTGAAAATCAGCAACACAAGATGTCAACATTAAGAAAGCTAGTCTCTGACGTTAGGAGCACGCACAAAATCATATCAACAGATAGTCTCATCACAGACAGAGCAATTGCGTCTGAGGTGCGAAATAATGCACTATTGTTGATAAAAAGAGAAACCAATCTTAGAAAACTCTGGGCAACAGATACACTTTTTACAACAATTCCATGTTTGGAAATGTGTGAGGTTCCCATCTCAGAATGCTGTGATTATGCAGATCCTTGTTCTGTTGCAAGGTCAACATATCAACTTCCTAGAATATCTGAAGGAAATTATCAATACGTTATTCAAGGTGTTTATTCAATAAACGCAATGTCTGGACAAGGCACTAAGATAAAAGAGATAACTGTCAATCGTTATCTCAACCTATTAAAACTTCCTGTTATTAAAAAAGAACAGTATTTCTGGATTTCAAATGGTTATCTTTATGTCAGCAATCCAGCATTACAGGCAGTTAGGTTTGTAGCTCTTTTTGAAGAAGATATACCTAACGACATCATGTATCCTGAATGCGGATGCGGAACTCCAAGTTATACAACTGACCAGCTTTGTCAGAACCCTCTAGATAAAGAGTTTGCTCTTCCAGGATACTTGGAAAAGCAAGTGCTAGACTTAACTTCACAGAAGCTTCTACAGAGCTATTTCAATCTGAAGACTGACATGACTGATGATGGAATAGATGGTCAATCACCAAACTCACCACAATTTAGATGAGAGTACCAATAGATTGGCGAAGTGCCTCAAAAGAAAACTACAATAATTTCAAGAGTGAGAAACCTGAAATAAACCTCTCTTTCGATGACTGGAAGAGAGTTGTTTATGGTTTTAATGAGATGTTTGTTGAACACATGCTTGAAACAGGGGAGAAGGTAAAACTTCCATGTGGAATAGGAGACTTTGCAATCAACAAAAAGAAAAGAGTGAAGACCACAGTGGTCAACGGTAAAGAGTATATAAATCTTCCAATCGACTGGAAAAAAACTAGAGAGAAGGGAAAATACATTTACAACTTCAACTACCATACAGAAGGTTATTATTTTGGATGGAAGTGGTTTAAAAGATCTTGTAGATTTAAGTTTTCTGATTTGTGGTTATTCAAACCAACGAGACAAAACTCTAGATTGATTAACCACTATCTGAAAGTTGACGAGAAGTATCAACATATTTATGCAACATGGAATCGTAATTAAAGATGAGCTATTACTATAAATTTAACTTCGTAAGCCCAGATCCAATCTACTCCACTGTCAAAGAAGAATTGAAAAGCTACTTTGACACAGGTGCTGTGGATGATTTGTTATTCCCCACCTATCTAGATAAATGTCTTAGAAAGCTGGGAAGAGCTACATACGTGATAGCTGAGACAGCTCTTGTTGTTGATAACTTTGAAGCAAGACTTCCAGACAACTTTTATGCTGTTCGTGAAGCATGGATGTGTACAGTGATTAATGGCTTCCCATATCAAACAGCCAATTCATTCTATTCTCAAGCATCTACACAAACCACTATACAAGTAAGTCCAATCACTACAGCTTGTTCTACTGAAAGCCCTTGCTGTGGAAATGTAGGATGTGATGGCTCTTGCATGCCTGAGTTCATGCAAACTGTCTACAAGACAAACAATGAGACAGCAATGACCTACCAAAGACAATATCTTCTAAAGCCAGGAAACATTTCTGCAAGAGGACATTGTGATGTTAACTATACAGAAAACTGGGA